GATATTATGGCTAATCTAGTTATGCGCAGCACTAACGCCACCTCACTTGAGAAGGCGCTAAACAAAATCATCGACGACAAAGAACGACCGAAGAAGATGTACTACAACAAGTGGCTCAAAGAGAGTTCGGGATCTGGAGGTCAAATTGATGACCTTGAGGTGTACGGACCTGGCTTGGGTTATGAGGTTCCAGAAGGTACCGATATACCCATGGCCGAAATGGGAGAGCACACTCGTAGTAGATACATTCCTGTGAAGTATGCGTTGGGTCTTCAAATCACCGAAGAGGCGCTTGAAGATAACAAATACCCGCAGGTTCTACGGTTGGCTCAACGTAACAAACGTGCGATCATGAGGACCATCGAGGTTGTTTCTCATGACCTCCTAAACCGTATGTTCAGTAGCAGCTATCCGCTTGCAGACGGTCTGGCCCTTGGGTCGGCTAGTCACACACTGGGTAACGGCAGTACGTTCAGCAACTACATGGCGGCTCCGCAGTTGAGCCCATCGATTACCGCGCTTGAGCGTGCACTGTCCGACATCACTGCAATGGTGGGTCACGATGGTGTTATCGAGGGTTACAACGGGAAACGTATTGTATGTCCGCATGGACAACGCTGGGCGTGGGCACAGATACTGAAATCCGGTCAGTCTCCAGAGACTTACCAGGGCATCAATGCTGTGTCTGCTTCTCAAACGGGCCTTGAATCCGAAGCGGTTGCAACACCGTTCTGGAACGCTTCTACCACCAACTGGTGTATTCAAACGGACGCAGATAATCCGGCGACCATTTACTTCTGGCGTAGACCGCGTAGTCGCGCTTGGACGGAAGATGGACCGCAGATTATGCGATACACCGCTGATACACGTTTTGTTGTTGGTTGTAGCGACGCGAGGGCTTTTTACTGCGTGGAGGCGTAAATGAGTATCAACACCTTCATAAATGCACAACAGTCTGTGCTTGCCAATCGGTACGGAATTACGATTCCACCGACTGCGCACGTTGCGGCCTTTGTGTGCAGTAACGGCCTACCCGATAACGTAGACTCGTTCGTCAAGAAAAACCTTGTTACCTCTCTGAATGACGCACTGGCACGGTGTGAGGCTGATAGGCAGAACTTTGTGTTTGTTCTACCAACCCACACCGAAAGCGTTGCATCTGCTGATGCGATGGATAATCTTGTTGCTGGAACTCAGATAATCGGTGTTGGTGACGGGGTTGACAGACCCACATTTACGTGGTCAGTTGCAGGCTCGACTTTCTTGCTCGATCAAGACTGCGTTAGCATCGTAAACTGTCGCCTACACCTGGAACCCGGTACTGGTACCGTTACGGTAGCAGCACCGATTACGGTTAGTGGCGACGGGTGCAAAATAGCTGGTTGTTCCATTCGGTTTAGTACCGACGCAAACAACAAGGTAACGCAAGCCTTTACCGTAACTGGTGATGATTTCAGTTTCATCGATAACCATTGTTATGGCGCAACGGCTGGTGAATGCACTGCGTTTATGGATGCGAATGCGGCCCATCGGCTCACCCTGATTGGCAACTACATCGCTGGTGCTACTTCAAACACTGCGGTTGGACTGTTACGGTTTGTAACCGCCGCATCACTCAACGTATACCTAAAAGACAACGTGTACATCAACCGAAAGGCATTGAGCACATGTTGTGTTACTGGGCTAGCTGCTGTATCCGGTATTTCGATCGGCGAATCGTTCAACTACCTTGATACATCATCGCTAACCCCGTGGCTTACTAGTACTGGTATAATGCATTTTCATCGGCCGAGTGTTACGAATACGGCTGGTGAAACTGGTTCCGAAGTAGTTGGCACCGTTTCTGCGTAACGCCAACTAAACTCTGGGGGTATGGCGACATGCCCCCGGAAGGTGTAACGCATGACGATTTCAACAAACCGAGGTACAGAGAAAACCATAGACCAGATAATCCTGTCTGCATACGTGCAGGCCGGCTTGGTCGAGGAAAGCCAAAGACTCAACCCACCTAAATGGGCTGATAAGTTGGCTGTCGGGCGGGACTATCTAAACAGTATCGTGAACAGTCTCCAGGTTGAGGGTGTTCCCATACGGTCTATGGTGCTCTCTAATCTTGCTATCACGTCTGGCGTGAAGCAGTACGCGTTACCTACATACACGTTGGATGTGGTGGGTGACGCTATCTTTCAGGATTCATCTTCAACTGTTTTAGAAGCACAGGAAGAATACCTTGTTAGACCGTGCACGATGGCACAGTGGCAGGTTATACCCGATAAGAGCGCTACTGGTGCCCCTGAAAAGTATATGCTTTACAGGTCGTCCGACCCGATGAACCTGTTTGTCTGGCCAATACCAGATGAAAACGGCTATCTTAGACTGCAAATACAAAGGCTATCTGCTGATTCAACCACCGGGAATAACACCGTCGACCTTGGCGTAACCTGGACAGAATACTTGGAATGGCGATTATCATACAGATTGGCCATATCGAACTCACTTCCGGCACAAATAAGCACAATGCTGCGAGGTGAGGCAGAGGCAATCAAAATAAAACTACTTCAGAAATCCAACGAGAGTGTAACTGAAGATATGTCATTTGTACATTCCACAATGTGGGGTGGTTATAGGAATGTGATAGAATAATGTCGATTATACATTTACCAAATGGAATAGGCGACACGCTTGGTGACACGCTGGTAACAACCAGTCCGTTAGAAGTAAACGGAAATGTCTGGTATGTGCATTATGACACTGGTACAGATGCTGCCTCTCCAGCCGGTCAGAATAGACAGGCACCACTAAAGACGTTGGGACAGGCGAATACCAATGCAGCTAGCGGCGATATAATAGTCCTAATGGACGGTCACGAAGAAACCTTTACAGCCGCGGTTACGGTTTCAAAAGATCTTACAATCGTTGGGGCCGGATCAAGCGGTGGATATCCAACCGTTAAGCTTACCAATAATCAAGCCGCCGCATCGATGTTAGTTCTTTCTTGTAACAGCATAACACAGCTGAGAAACATCTGGTTTGAAGAAGAAGCTCAGGCTAACAGTTCTGTAAAGATAAGCCGGGTTTCAGCCGGTGGAACCGGAATATTGATAGTAGACAATTGTTACGTGCAATGCGGTCAATATGATGACAACTTCGCCCTATCCGTGGGTGATGGCGATTTTTGCATGATTCGCAACTCAACGTTTGTTTCCACAGCCACATCCATAGCAACCCAACCAGTTGGCGCTATGTGCGTAGACACCGCAGCAACCTCTATCAGGGCTATATTCATGGATGGAGTCGTAGTCGATGGTGGCGTGTATGGTTGGTCAAACTTTCACGCTGTAGAATGGTCGCAAAACGCAAACGACAAACCAACTGTGGTTAACATAATCAATACCTCATTACTGCGTGGTTCTGATATGAGGATAGATAAAGACACTATTGGGTGGGTCAATGTTTCGACTAAAACCGGTGGTGTTCGTATTGACTGGGATGGTGTATAATGCATCTTATTTCCGTATTGGCATGCGGTGTGGCTGGTGCTGAATCTGGTACAGCCGAAATATATGTTCGTGGTACGTCTACCAGGGCTACGTATTACACAGACTACGAGGGCCAGTCTTCGGTATCATCCGGAGCCGATGTATCACTAGACTCGAACGGTGGTGCCACGGTATATGTAAACCAGTCTGTTGATATTGATGTAAAAAACTCCAGCGGTAGCCGTGTTAGATTCTTCACAGAAATGGTTGCCGCTCCGCTTGTCGAATACCAGGGACAGAGTTTTACCGGAACAGACTACACCACTGGAGCAAGTGCTACCAGCAAGCCCATAACTCTACAGCAAATACTGGACCTATGGTACGGAAGTGGTGGTGCGACGGATTTTAAGGTAGGGTATGCTGGGTCAAGTGTTACTATAGCACAAGCCATATCAAGTCTGGCGGGGTATTTTTACAACGTTAAGGATGCGTCTTACGGAGCGGTTGGGGACGGAATCACGGACGACACAGCTGCTATTACAGACGCGCTTACAACAGCGGCCGTCACCGGTGGGGTGGTGCTCTTTCCCCCTGGCACATATAGGATAACATCGGCGATTACTCCGGAAAACAACGTATCCCTGTTGGGTGTTGGGCCATATGCATCAATAATAACCATCGACCACGCGAGCAATAACGCTATAACATACTCAAACGCGGCTACCGACGGATACCAGTTTATATCAGAACTTGGTATAACCGCTAGTCAAACCAACTCAGGTAAATTGATACAAGCCACAGCGGCTGTAAAGCTAACGCTCAGAAACTGTCATATAGGTGGTAGTTATTCAAAGTACTCACTGTATATTTCGGCTATAAACGACCACTTTATAAATGTATATGACTGTATATTTGAACAGGGCTCCGACATGGCAGGATCTGATGGGTTTGTTGTGGTAACAGGCGCATCCGCTGACCATACCGGATGGTTTAATTTCAATGGCTGTTTATTCGTTTCATCTTCGTCACAAGTTACATCCAATAGCCTACAGGTTTGGGGCAAATACGGAAGCTTTAGTGGGTGTACATTCGACCTTTCCGGTGTAACCGCAGCGGCCACCGTGAGTGCCGTTGGTACACATGATATCATAATATCTTCTTGTAGGTTTATTGGAAGCGCTGCTGCCACATCATATGCCACGAATTACGTCGGACTCGCTTATAACATACAAGAACTTGGTAGTCACCATGACTCAAATATGTGGGGTAATAAACAATCTGCCTCTGGTCAAGACGCTGGGTTCGCTTGTGATCTTACTAGGGAATCCAAAAAGTTTACGGTAACCTCAGATGCAGCAGCTCTAACAATATATCCAGAACGATATGGTGTTATACAGCTAGTTAGGACAGCCGCAGCCGACCAAACACTGTCATGTGGTGACAAAACTGTAGAGGGTGGTTATTTCACTCTGTTTATATATAATACCGCTGGGCTCGCAACTGGTAATTTTACGCTATCCGCAACGTATTTCAGAAATGTCGGTGTGTTTTCCGTGGCGGCCGGTATGGTTAGAGTACTACATTTTATTTCCATAGCAGATACAACTACCCAAACCATCAAATGGAACCTAATAGCAGACTCTGGTGATATGACCCCATAATGCCAAGTAAACCA